AGGTTTCACTTGGCTATGCACCTAAAGAGAAGAAAAAAAAGAAAGCTAAAGGATTCTAATGAAAATATATGTCAACTACAACGTGAACGTCTCGTACACGGTTCCGATTGAACGTGAAACTCTTCCAACTGAAGATGAGTTGCTTGAATCAATTACTAGAGACGAGCTTTGCGGAGGCGATGGTGAACTGACTTGGGATGCAATTAAAGATGCATGGAGATTCTCCGATCCTTCAGATGTCATCGTCACTGACGACGAATTCAATGAACTATATATCTGACAAATGGCTAAAGCAAATGTCATCCAAGCTAAAGGGGTGATTAATAAAGAAAGCGGCAACGGCTTCTTTCGTGTTGAACTCGAAGATCCTGCAGGACACCTGTGCCTTTGTCGTGCGTCAGGTAAACTTATTACTAGAAAAATTCAACTACTTGTAGGTGACAGAGTCACAGTAGAACTCTCTCCATATGACTTAGATCGTGGTAGGATTGTTCTCCGAGAGAAGTGACTCTCGTTGCTTATAAGATAAACAAACTGATCACTATATTATGTCCCGACTAGAAGAAGCCAAGCAGTTTCGTGAAACGTTTGGCCAAGAGATACTACCGAATATCTCCCGCTTTGGGTTTATCAAAACTCCACTGTGGAAAATGCAAATCAATCTTATCAAGGAAGAAGCATCTGAATTCCTTGTAGCAGCTGACGAAGTATATGCAGACCCTGAAAAAGATCCATTGCGTTCAGAGCTCCTCAAAGAGCTCTCTGACCTTGTTTTTGTTTGCTATCAGTTTGCTGCTACTTATAACCTTGATTTGGACGAGGCTTTACGTCGCGTTTACGAATCTAATATGAGTAAGCTAGACGAACAAGGCCACGTCATCTATCGAGAAGATGGCAAGGTTCTCAAAGGACCTAACTATAAAAAGCCAGATCTCAACGGACTATTCCCTTCCTCTAATACTCTCTACGACACTCATGGAAAATAATGTAATCGCCCGTACTGGACGGGTGCAATCTTGGATCGATGATCCCAACTCGCGCCTCCCCGTCAGCTGCACAGTTTACGTGTGTGACGACAGCATGACGGGACCTAATGGAATTGAGGCCAGCTGGCGCTACGTAAGTCACGGATTGCGCTTCGGGGCAGGAGTTGCAGTACATCTCTCAAACATTAGAGCAGCAGGAACTGATAACGGAAACGGACTAGTTGCAAGTGGGCCCTGCTCATTCGGCAAAATTTATTCCTGTCTCAACGAACAACTACGTAGAGGTGGGGTATACAAAAATGGCGCAGTAGTTCTGCACCTTGACCTTAACCATCCTGACATCCTTGAGTTTGTCAGTATGCCTAGGCAAGAAATTCCTTGGGCAAAGCGTTGCGTCAACCTATCCCCTGTCATGTGGGACATGGCTATTCCCGCTGTCAAAGAAGCAATCCTTAAAGGTATTGCTCGTGGTGACATCTGGCTTGCAAAGATCAGACGTGACCAGCACGGTGAACGCATTTACGCGAATGTGTGCCTCGAAGTTTTCCTCCGTAGCCGTGGCACTTGTCTCTTGGAGCACATAAACCTGGGGGCTTGTTCACCTGATGACCTTCCTGCTGCATTTATTGAAGGTATGGAAGAACTCATTGATCTCCACGCAAAGACAGGAGTCGAGAACACTGGTGAGTATTTAACTCAAGCTGAAGATCGTCAAGTCGGTCTTGGAATGCTTGGTCTCGCCAATCTCCTTGCACTGGAAAAGGTTACATACGCCCAATTTGGTGAAGCACTCACTGCTCATAATTACCCCGAAGGCGATTACATCGTGACTCCAGAAGCCAGTAAGATTGTTAAAGCACTTCAGCTAGGAATTGATTCTGCAGCTGCTGTAGCAGCACGAGCCAACATGGATCGTGCCTTTGCTATTGCTCCTACTGCGTCATGTTCCTACCGCTATACAGACAGAGCAGGCTATACAACTGCCCCCGAAATCGCACCGCCGATCGGACGCACCGTTGATAGGGACAGCTCTACATTTGGCGTTCAACAGTTCGACTACGGAGACGTAGAAACGGCAGAAGAATGTGGCTGGACTGACTACAGAAAAGTAGTTGACGGCATCATGGAAATGCTTAACCGAACTGGCCTGGCGCATGGCTACAGCTACAACACATGGAGTGATGTAGTTCAGTACACAGACGAGTTCATCGAACAGTGGCTGGATTCACCACAAACCAGTATGTATTACTCACTTCAAGTAATGCAAAACACCCAAGCCAAAGACGACGCACTCGCTGCTTTGGATGGGAACTTTGGCACCATGTTCGGATTTGACGAACTAGATGCTGAACAAGATGATGTCCTTGACATTTTTAATGACCCCGCAAGTTGCGTGGGTTGTGCCGAGTAAACCACTTATTAATACCAATGAAAGCAGCAACTCCCTACCTCCATCTACACGGACGTAAGCGTACGTGGACTCCCGTCGCAGTTTCAGCAGGCACACTGCTGGAAGGCGGTGAGGAAGTCATTCAACGAGCACTTGCACTCCGTTGTCTTGAGATTCCTGTCGGAGACTTCATCAGTGAAGCAATGAAAGGCGATCTTCCTCAAGTTGAAGGTTGCAAAGAGCTGCTTCTATCTAATGTTGTCGATGAAGAGAATCATGATGTTGCCCTCAACTTTGCAGCAGCTGCTCACAAAGTGCCTACTCGCTTTGAAGCAGAAGCTGACAGAATTAAAAAAGCATGGCTTGAACTGGACCGCCATCCGGTCCTTAAGGCCGTGGTGCTTGAGCGTTCCGTCTTCTTTGTCCTACTCCCGATCTTCCGATTCCTCGGAGACACAGGATTACGCACGACAAGTGCCGATATCTCACGGGACGAACAGACCCACGTAGCGGCTAACACGCTTGTTTGTGAAGAGCTAGGACTTAAGTCTGACAAGGAGTTGAACAAACTGCGTCGTGCAACTGTTGCTTGGACACTCCAGTCTTTGCAAGCAAAAGCTGATCAGCGTTATTTGTCCAGTAACTTCTGGATGAAGAGTTCAGATTCTCTTTACACAATTGGCAAGGCTGAAGGGCTTGCTGAAACTAGAGCTTCACGAATGCCTGCCTTCTTTGAAACCGCTAATCAAAACCTTCCGCAGTACGCTTAATGCCACCTATTGAATTCACACTGAAAGAAAAAAATAAGATTCAAATTTTAGATCAAGAAATTGTCCCAGATTCATTTGACGACAGTAAGTTACCTACTGATATTCATATCGTCACCTATTCCTTGGGTGGCGAAACTAAATATGATGTTGTTCGTGCCTATGTCAAAGTAGATATCTTTGACGCCTACTACGACAAACTGAAGGGACAAGGAGAATTGCTAGAGATTAAATCTGGCTATGGAAAGATCAGACCAAACCTATATGGCAAAATCAAAAACGAAGAGTGAGTTAATCGAAGACTTGCTAATGTTAGTTAAGACAAAAGCATCCTCATGCACTGTCAAACAACTACGCGTATTACTAACTAGTTATAAATAATGCATTCGGCAAACCTAGTCTGGATAACACCAGACGCTGAAAAACTTATCGGGAAAATTGCCCGAGTATCCAATCCAAACAACGAGGATAATCCCAATGTCGAAGGCTTACTCAAGTACCTCATCAAACACAAGCACTGGAGCCCATTCGAAATGGCGTCCATGTGCGTCGAGATCGAGACTACTAGAGCTATTAGCCCGCAAATCTTACGCCACCGATCCTTCTCATTTCAGGAGTTCTCACAGCGCTACGCACCAGCAATGGCAGTAGAGCTCCCTCGTCTACGTCGTCAGGACACAAAAAACAGACAAAACTCCATCGATGACATAGCTGAAGAGACTGCTGAATACTATGAGAAACGGATTGAAGATCACTTCAGAGAGTCAGAAGCGTTATATGAATCACTTCTGCACTCTGGAGTAGCGAAAGAATGTGCACGTGCGGTGCTTCCTATTAACACTGGAACACGTATGTATATGTCTGGATCTATTCGATCATGGTTGCATTACTGTGATCTCCGTGCATGGCATGGAACCCAGTGGGAGCACACACAAATCGCTCTTAATTGCATGGATATATTGAAGGATGTTGTCCCAACTGTTGCTCGCGCAATGTGGCCAGAGACTCTATAGTTGAGACTGGATAATGAACACCCTATATGAACTTTATTGCAGCAACTGTTGAACTCAAGTCTATTGTCACAGATTCAATTAATGCTTACGGGCTCGCTTATCGCGGTGCTGATGCTGTTATTCCCGCTGGCAGCAGTGGTAGTGAGGTACGACTCCGAGCACTCTGTTACGACAGAGCCGGAGCCAAGCTTGATTCCTTCCTTGACTGGAAGCCAGGCACACGTGCATTGATTACTGGATACGTGGTCTTCTCTGATGACACATCGCAGCCACTAGATCTGTTGGTAACAACTATTGAATTCAACGTCCCGCAAGAAATGTACTGCAACCAAGTCGTACTTGGTAATGCATTCTTTGCATCAGACGAAATTAAAGAACGTAAGAATGATCAAGTCGCAATCAAAATCGGTACGTCACTTGACAATTCAGATACCGTTACCTGGCTATTTATGGAACTCCATTCAAGCCGTAAAGCCAAGCTCGCTGATCGAGTCCGCAAAGGTCGCAACATTTGTGTTCATGGCTACTTGCGTGAGTACCGCAAAGAAGGGGACACAAGTCCTTATCGGGCTATCGTCGCGAATGACTTCAGCACTCGCAAAGAAAGAGAGCAAACTAAAAATACTAGAAGTACGGGCCAAGCTAAAGGCTACGCAGAAGTTGACCCCGTCCCGGACTACTAAAGACTACAACTGGATGGACTAACCATCTAATTAACATAAACATTATTTTTTACTATGAACATCGACATCAACAATATCTTCCGATCAGCAACTATTGCTGTTGTTGGACTACCACTGGCACTTTCTACAAGTGGTCTTATTAACTCTGCTGCATCAGCTGCACGTAATGCACAAGGCGTTCCTGAAGTTGTTCAGGTCAGGCAAGAGTTTGCAGGTAAAATTGCAAAAGCTTGCTATGGGTATGCACTGTCTAAAAATGACAGCACTTTAGAGCGTGAGTCAAAGACTGCAATCGATGAAGTATTTGGCGGAGAAGTTAACTACCAAGCTGTATGCAACGCTCTCGTTTTCTAATCGAGTAACGTTAACTAAAGGACCGAAGAAGAACTACGTCAGGTCCTACTAACGGTTGCAGTGTTTTTTGTAGTTTCCAACTGCGTAATTGATGGGGTTGCCAGTTAGCTACTGGTGATCCTGCCCCACAAGAAAGCCTCATGTGCGGGGCTTTTTTAGTATCAAAAATTTTACGCCTTACGAAGTCGTGCTGGAAGACTTGGCACCATTTCTTTCATGTGCTCATCGTACCTGTAATTAGTTGGAGCACCTCTTCCTGAATCTTTAATACTAGGCCATGCTGAATTCTCAGCTGCTGCAATAAGTTCTAGTACTTCTAGTGGAATACTTCCAGCTAAACGCATAACATTTATAGCTCACATTTATCTATTGTATTACTTATATTTGTAGAGTCTAATCATTAATTATATGACGCTACAAGTACTGCCTCCGGAGATGCTGGAAGGCTCAAAAGATAAAATTGAAACTAAAGAAGCACAGCCTTATTGGAAACCAAGCAGCCTTAAAGATGGAGAGTCAGAAGAATTTCGACTACTCGGTTGCTATGAGACAGGGCACGCAATCATGGGTTGGCAATATGCATCGGAAACAAATGGATCTGATGGCAATCTGCGCTTTAACGGTTATGTCGTTACGCGTACTCACCCAGGTCAGCCTGCTGACTTGGCTCGTGAAACTGATTGGAGCAAACCAGATCGACCAAAGATTGATGGAACTTATGTCAAGCCTCGTCGCTTCCTTGCTTGGGTTGCCACGAGTGCAGCTCGCGGTCGTCTAGAGGTATTATTCATTGAACAAAAATCACTACGAGAACAGCTCACCGAAATCCTTCAAGAGATTGAAGACTACACTTGGACAGAAGATGGGCTTGCTAACTTTTCGATTAAGATTAGTCGCAAGGGAGCCGGTCTGGAAACTTCATACAGCATTCTGCCGAAAGTACGTAAAGTGCCAGATAAAATTACAAAGGAATGGTCCACTCAAAAAGAATCAATCTGGCTTCCTAATTTCTTTGAAGGAAAGGATCCTTTTGACGGGCGTCAAGTTGACGAGAAAGGTCTTCCAGCTGGTGGAACCGACAAACGCGGTGCCCACGTAACACCTACTACAGCAAAGAAAAAAGTAGAACAAGAAGAACAAGAGTTCTAAGTGTCACCATATATGGCACCAGGCTTGTATCAACTACATAACAACTAGATGAATTAGAAAATGATCGAATTAAAAATTAGTAAAAATGAACTAGGTCTGTTCCAAGCAGACGCAGTCCTGACCCTGCCTCCTATCTGTGTCTCACGTCAGAAAGCTGATCGTGATGACCTGGAGTATGAACTCCGTAATGCATTCAGCCAGTTGGTTGAAGAAATCGTTTCTAAACAAATCAAAGAAGAATTCTAATGTCAAACGTAAACACCGATGGATTGCCTCCAGAAATGCAGGCACGCATTGCACAAATCATTGAAGGTGCAAAACAAAAAGCTATTGCACAACATCAGACCCAGTATCCACCCGAGTCACCACATCAAGCAGCAATTGCAATGCCTGCTGCACCTGTAGCTCCTCCAACTCCTCCAGCTCCACCAGTACCCAACTTGATGGATCACACAATCGCTCTTCGTCAGGAAGTAGCTGCATTGTCACAGCAAGTGACTGCAATGGGTCAAGTCGTTGAAGCATGTGGTCAGGCTGTAGGTTCGATGTACTCAATGTTTCAATCGCAAACCACACCTACAGATACGGGCGCAACGTATAGCCAGAACTTCCAAGAACAAGTAGACGTGGGGGACGATTACTAATGCCATACAAGGATCCGTCAAAGCAAGCCAACTATCGACGAATGTATCTGGCGGATCCTGCTAAAAAGGCAAAGCACAAAGCAACAAAGGATAAGAATCGCAGACAAAATTCCACAAAACGCAAAGAAATTTTATCCCGATTCCCTTGTGTCTTATGCGCCGAATCAGACCCAGATCTAATTGACTGGCACCACGTATATCCAGAAGACAAAGTCTTTGATATCAAAGGTTCACTGAGTCAGGCGTACACCACTTGGTGGGATGAAGTTATTAAATGCATACCTGTATGCGCTCTATGTCACAGAAAAATACACAAAGATAAACTATGCCTGATACCACAGAAGAAGCGGTAAATAAACCGTACAGGATTCAAACTGCCAGTGGCTACCGAAAGTATTTATGTTCGGGACTTTACATGCCGTCTGTTACTACAGTCTTATCTGCTACGGAAACAGAGAAAGCAAAAGCTGGTTTACGCAACTGGCAAGCTAATAACCCTGGTGCATTAGAAGCTGCATCAACTAGAGGTTCAGCAATTCACCTTGGGTGTGAAAACTATTTACGTGGTTTAGATCCAGGTGTCCCAGAAGAATATCAAGATTTCTGGACGGGAATGACCCAATACCTCGACTGGTTTGATACACTTCATTGGAGTGAAAGACCACTCCGACCTGACTGGAATCACCTCCGCTCTGACGATCGTGAGGTTGCCTATGTCTGGTCAACAGAGCATCTTTACGCTGGATGCCCTGACTTGATTGGAGAAATCGGTGGTGTAAAAATTATCGCTGACTTCAAGACAAGTAACGCTCCCTACTCTGCTGTCTTCCCTGAAAAAGGTGACCGCGCTGGGTTCGGAGGATTTCGAAAGTATCAGAAGTGTGCTCAACAAATGGCGGCTTATCGCCTTGCATTGTTTGAACGTACCGGCTATAAATGTGATGCTGCTTTGATTATTGTTTCTACACCAGAAACATCTCAAGGCATATTCATCGATTCAGATCAGATGGATAGATTCGAAGCAAAGTTTCTGACGCGTTGTAAAATGTTCCACGATAAAGAGAGTGACGAAAATACTGAAGATCGCGGTCAATAAGAACTGCGTAAATAAACAAAACCCTCAGCTAGTAGCACGGGGTTGGTCAAACGTACTAGTCGATATCGACTGGTTAATGGGATGGGTAGGCAACGGCTATGGCTGGTGCGCTACCCATTTTCATCAGAAGCACAGGCTCGCTGATAATGCTGCTGGTAGCAACCTCGTAGTCATTGACTTCGATGGTGACACCACACTTGATACGTTCTGGGCTACCGACACCGCACAACAGTGGTGTGCAGGTACCTATACCTCTGCTTCTTACACAGAAGAAGAGCACAGATTCCGTGCTCTATTCCCTCTAGCTATAGATCTAGAGAGTTCCGCGCAGCACCGTGGTGCCTACTGGCTCATTGTCAATCGGTTACTGGCAGACCTAGGTCTTACAGAACTCAAAGACAACTGTGGTCAAAAGCCTGAACGGCTCTGGTATGGCAACCAAAAGACGCAAACTAAGTTAAATCCTGGCGCAGAAGTCCCTGACTTTCTGCTTAATGACATTGACTACGACGAGCCCGCAGAGTTTACTCACTCTGACTGTGCAGAGATCGATGTCAAACGCTGCCAGTGGCTACTGCGTGAGTTCCTAGAGCCCTCAAACGACGATGAGTACGAGTCTTACTACGTGCCCGTTATGGCCGCTTGTGCAGGCGTAGGGACAGTGATCTTTGATGACTGGGTTGACTGGGTAATCCGTGGTCATCATGGTCATAAAGAAGAAAATATCCGAAGGTTTAAGTGGAAAGGTCTTGGTAAATATGCAGGTCATACTAAACTGTATTCGCTTGCTAAAAAGCAAGATCCCAATTGGACTAGACAACTACCTAGTCAGCTCCGCTTTGGTGCTGCAGGTAGTGCCGTTGGATATACAGAGCTTGATCCAGTTATCAACTTTGGAGAATTCATATCAACAAGTAAAGGAGAGACGATGGATTTTGATGTAGAACCGCTTGCGGATTCTCAACAAGCGCCGAAGAAGCGCGGACGTCCCAAGAAAAGTAATGACGACGCTGCCAAAGAACGTGAGGCTGACGTAGACAAAGTATCTACGATCCTCTCTGGTTTACGTAAGAACCGTCTTACTAACACCATTGAGTACGACGGTCCCAATGGTCAAGTCGTACAGCTCGAAGGCAATGACCTCGATCTAATGACAACAAAGATGGCTTGTGAGCACGGGGTGTTTATCCCCGAGCCTCGTATCAAGTCAGCTATTCAGTATGCAGCTATCAAAAATAGCTACTGCCCTATCACCCGTTACCTCGATGGGTGTGCAGCTCATTCCACACCTCACCCCGAGTGGGAGCGTATTGGTGAAGTGTTCCTAGGTAACAAGCACCAGCTTGCGACCTTGGCAATGAAGCGCATGATGATTGGCGCAGTTGCCCGTGCATACAACCCAGGTCAGTCAATGTCCTGGCTTCCAATCCTTGTGGGTGCACAGGGTGTTGGTAAGTCGATGTTTGCTCGCAACCTTGTACCTGATGCACTGTTCTCGGAGATCACTACTCCACTAGAGACACTGATCAAAGAGCAGTATCGACTTCATGTGGCGTGGCTCCTAGAGCTTCCCGAGATCGATAACTACTTCAACATCAGGAACATTGAGAACTTCAAGAACCTGATCACCAGTCGGGTTGATGAAGTCCGATTCCCTTATGCATCACTGCCATCGAAGCTGCCTCGTCGCTTCGTAATGATTGGAACCACGAACCGTAACCAGTTCCTTGTGGACTCCACAGGTAACAGACGTTTCGTTCCTCTTGAGATTGGCGCAGGCTTTCAAATTCCTTGGAAGCAACTGATTGCAGAACGCGACAGCCTCTGGGCTGCTGCTGTTGCTGATTATCGAGCCAACGTTGGATACGAATTCAACAGTGGTGAGATCGCTGCTATCTCGGAGTACATCCAAGAGTTTGGCGATCCTGATCCATGGCTCGACAAAATCGGTGCTTATGTCGCTATCCGTGAGGAAGTGACTGCTGCAGATGTTCTATCGCATGCACTGGAACTAGATCCACGTAACCAAAGCAGACGTGAAGGTAGACGTGTTGCTGATGTGCTGCAGTCTATGGGCTGGAGACGATTAGTAACTAGCAGGAAAGATCCTGTTACTGGTAAATCAAAGTCAGTTCGTATATGGAAACGTCCTAAGGACGATCCGATTGACGAAACTCATATCCTTAACGATTTCTAATTACACTAATTAATACATAGGTATATAAAATGCAAGCAACAGATATCAAGCTGGGCCTTCGTGTCTGTGTAAAAACTAATGGCATGACTGCACTAGTTGTGGGTCGTCCGGAGTACTACACACCACGATCAAAACTTGTACGAATCAAATATGAAAACAGTACACGTTTTGAATACATGATTAGCAATCAACTCTCGCCACTGCCTACTGAAGATCAGTATCCAGCACTGGGAGGCACATACGTAAAACCTGAAGGAGAATTCTGATGGCTGAAGCTCAACCTCATAAAGGCCGTGGTGGCCATGCATATGGCAGGCGTGTCAAGCAACTCTCCAATACTGCAGAAGAGGGAGAGCTTTGCCTGTATTCAGGACACTCACTTGGCAGGTTCTCTACTCACAGCATGCGGTATGACAGTCACCAAGCATGTGTTCGCTGTGTAGCTGGTGCTCGTGAAGGGCGTATGTCCTTTGACATCAGCAAACTGCTAAAGAAAAATCGAATTAAAGCTCTTAAATTTTGGTCACAAGTAGACATTGCATCACCCGAAGAATGCTGGGAATGGCAAGGCAACATCAACAAACACACAAAACAACCACAGTTTTCGTGGAGACGACACGGGATTAGCTCTTCTACACAACATCATCCCCAGCGGGTTGCTACTTGGTTTACTTGGGGTGATCTTGGATTTACCGGCGTTAAAACTACTTGTGGTAATAAGTATTGCTGCAATCCTTTTCATCTTATTCCGCAAAATATTGGTGTCTTTGTAGATCACGACAGTTATCTAGAAAGCTTTGAGCTTGCATGTGAAATTCATACGCTGAAGCAACAAGTTGCCGAGTATGTAATGGAGCAAGCAATCAAGGAGCAAGAGAAGCTAGAACGTATCGAGCACCTAGATGGTAAAGAAGAGCTAATACTTAATCCAAACACGTTGTTTGATCAGAGGTATGCAGCTGTCATGGTGGATATGCTCAACGGAAACCATACCAGTCAAATAGATCCTAAGTCTTTGGGACTCCATGGTCAACCAGAGGACCATGAAACTGATGAGGATGACCCCACATCAGACTTTTAAATAACCTATTCTTATACAAGAGTCATTACATTATGTCTAGACGAACTGACCTACTACAGCAACTTATTAAATCAGATAAGTGGGGTGATGAAAAAGATCAGGAGCAGAAGTTTTTAGCTGCAACTGCTGAACTCATCCTCACTGATCTCATTAATATCGCTATCAAAGGTGTTGAAAGTCAAGGCGCTGGATCTCTGATTATTAATTTGCAGAACGACTCCACGACATTCATGTCAGGTAGCAGCATTGAAAGTGACATCATTGTTGCTGAAGCTGAAGAAGACACTGATGTACTGGAGTTCTTGCGCAAACTGATTGAAGAAGTTGATGAAAATGATTGGTCACAAAACGTACTCGTAACCTTGATCAGTGATGCTGGAACAAGAACATTTAGTCTCGAAGCAGGAGGGAGCCAAGAAAGCTTCCGATCGATCGCAGCAGAATTTAGCGGATAAGTTAAAAGAAAAAGGATTAAAGCTGCCTCTCTATCCAACGCCACAGCTCATTGAAAGAGCACGGCAAGTGATGGGGAGCATTGACTTTGATCCAACATCTGATCCTGTCCAGCAAGTTCTAGTTGATGCAACATCTGTGCCATCTGTAGAAGTAAACCCACTACAAGAACACTGGCACGGCAATGTTTGGGTTGCTCCTAAAGGGGCAGTACGTAATACACGTATCTGGCTTAATAAAACCATTAACGAGTATCGCAACAACTACATCAAAAGCTTCGTATTCTTTACTAGTGCCAGTGAAATTATTCGTGCCACTCCTATTATTTGGGACTATCCTGTATGCATTCCTTTCAGGAGAGTTAAACAGCTTCGCGCTACAGCAAATGGCTTCGAACCTGTCTGTCCTTCCACATGGAACGTACTGATCTACGGTCCACCCCTAGATGAAGCGATCAGTGACATCGATAAGGTGACACTCTTTTACAACACGTTCAGAGATATCGGACGTGTCATCTTTAACGAATATGCCGGTGATAACTGGTCCAAAGACCTAGAACATTTTGAAGAGCACAGAGGTGAAGTATGAGTAGGCACATCAACCCCAAGGCTTTCTACAACCTACCGTCTGGTGCTCGTGTTCATCCCTGTAGGTTGATCCAAAAAGATGGCACGTTGATGTGGAAGCACGCGCTGCTTTCACAAAACGAACTTATCTGCATTCCAACTGTGCAGCCACACGAGGCTCACATTATTAAAACTGCTCAACGCATTGAAGAACTGAACTCCTGGGTCTCTCAAGACCTTGACCCATGGGAGTTTCTTAAGCCAGTGTCTTGGTATAACCCTGAAGTTCCGGGAATGGATCAAGGTATTTCATTGTTCTTTAAACATACGAGCTTGCCTAATAATCAAGTCTATGACATATTAAACAGGCACATAAGTGAGTATGAAACGTTAAAGCAACATCAAGGTCTACTGTTTTTCCAAAGGTGTTAGTGCCCCCTCTGGGGGCTTGATCCGTCAGCCAGAAATCTTTTCGATTAATCGATTCAGATACCAACGCGCTTTCTTGGCATCCTCCACAGGATTGTCCTTAAGCCAAATACGCAACATATATTTCAAGACTTGACCATGAAGCATTGCCAAGCTGCTGCTAGGTGCTGGTTCAATTGCCTCTTCAATGATGTCAATTGCTTCCTGCTTACCAGCTGTGTAATGACTAGGGCTATTAACCCGGTCCTCTACTCCAAATACAACAGAGTCAGGAGTAGCTAGGTGGAAAGGCGATGCCTTTTTGTACACCTCGTCAATGAATCCATTCTCGGTATTCCATTTCTCAAACTGCTTATTGGCATTGAAAAAATCTTCGTAATTCATGTATCCGCATCTATGTGATTCACTTCCTAATATAAGAATGTATAAGCCATAATGTGATATGCCAGCCCCAAAAGGTGACCCAACATATATAAAGAACAAAGATAAGTATTTCGTAAGTGTGGCTAAAACTATTGCCACTGCTTCATCTCACCCCACCGCTCCAGGTGGATGTGTAGTTGTACGTGACCGAGAGATCCTCGGAGACGGACGAAGCATTCTTACCGACAGCAAGATTGAAATCGACTGTGTCTCATATGCCATTGCTGCTGCGTGTAAACGTGGCACAGGCATGACGGGTGCTGTTATCTACACCACTCGATACCCATTCTCCGCATCAATCTTCCAAGCTCACATCATGGGCATCAGGAAGTTTGTGATCGTGGCACACGAATGGGAGCCGTATTACAAGGATGAATTCCGCAGAGCTGCGCGGCTAGCTCGTGAACTGAACATATCTATTGAACCCCATTTTGATGATGAAGACCCAAGATTTGCCGTCAACTCCCGTGCAAGCAGAAAGGTTGACAAGACTCTCTACACCACAGAGGACCACGCCCCTGACGACTACGACCCAACCACTACTGAAGAAGCAATCCATGAAAACTGAACTGCTGTTTGACATTGAAAGTACTGGACTTCTACGCAAGGGATCCACTATTCATTGCATCGTGATGCGTGACATGGCTAACGTAGAAGAAGCAGAAGTCTTTGACTACAAGCCAGAACGTGCTGTTATTCAAGGCGTCAAACTACTAGAAAAAGCTGACACTCTTATCGGACATAACATTGCTGGCTATGACATCCCCTTGCTGCAAGAACAATATCCAGACTTTACGCCAAGAGGTGAAGTCATTGACACACTTGTTTTGTCTCGCTTGTATTATCCTCACATTGCTGACAGAGATTATGAGCGCAGACCTGCTGGAATGCCTCAACGCCTCTATGGCAGGCACAGCCTCGAAGCCTGGGGCTACAGACTGAAGTGCTTCAAAGGAGACTTCGGTAAGAACGAGAGCAATGACTGGTCTACATACACACCAGAGATGCTCGACTATTGCATTCAAGATACTCAAGTAACAGTAGCTCTCTATGAGCTACTCAAGCGCCGCATGGCGGACTACTCGTAAACCAATTAATTAATCTAATGACAACTAAAGCACCAAAGAAGACAGATCCTCTTACTCTTGAAGAGGTACAAGCAGCGTCAGATATATTCTTCCCACTGTTCAATGAAGTCCATGCTCGTATGCCTGCTGGGTCTACGACAGAGGACGCTCTAAAGATCATGGAGGCTGTGGCCAAGCTTGGTCATAAGACTCGTGCTGATGTTGCAGAGAAAAAGCGCAAAGAAAAATTCGGATTCAACAACCATGACGACAATTCCTGACTATGTAACTCTCGAAATGCGCATGGCAATGCTCATGTCGCAGCAAGAAGCCAGCGGTTTCCGTTTCGATATGGATGCTGCCATCCGGGTTCGTACCGAACTACAGGATGAGTACGACTCACTAGTCAACGAGATCACTTCTATCTATCTCTACGTTCCTGGCAAGGTGTTTACACCCAAGCGTGCAGATAAGAAGAAAGGTTATGTGGCTGGCGCATCTATGACTCGTCTCACTGACTTCAATCCAACGAGCAGGCAGCACATCGCGTGGGCATTGCAGACCTACCGGGGTGCTCGTTTCACCAAGGTGACTGCTACAGGTAAGCCACAGGTAGATGAAGCAACCATCTCCGAGGTGCGTGACCTTGCTCTTTCACAGGGCAAGGATCAACTGCATCACGAATGCGAGATGTTCATCCGTCTGCTGACATTGCAGAAGTGGCTGGGACAGTTATCAGAGGGA